AAAGAGGATAAAAATCTTAGATTGACTAAACAGAGAAAAGTTTGGACAGATGTACTTAATTCTCTCGGCTGATGCCCGTGACTACACAGAGGAGTGGGTGGTCAATCGGATCGTCCATCACATGGAAGAAATGCGACCTGACCTTGCAGAAGCCCTTGCCAAAGAGTGGGGTTTTGATTGGCCTGATGATACGAATCACTAGGCCAAAGGTGTCATCTTTCCGTAGCTAAATTTAGTTTCGCGGTGAAATTATGATGTATCCTCCTGCTTTGATGCTCAAGACAGTTAATCCTTTCACGGAGCTTATGAGATTCAAAGCTTTGAGTGATGAGGACATGGAAATGGCGAACGAGAGGTTCCGCCGCCGTGGAGAGCCGTACAAGATTGTTCGAGTGTCCGAGGAAGAGCTAGCGGCCTGATGCGGTTACATGGAGTAGGAGAATCATTGTTCCATGGAGTACATCACAGACAGTGCGGTGCCCCTTGCATTGATCCCTCCAGGTTTCCGTCATCCGCTGGCTCAACAGTTTGAAGAGATTGACGAGGACGGAGATTTAGTCCGCTCTTATGACGAGTGGGGTTTGGCTTCAGTTTTGACTTACGCCTATACCCGTCGCGTTCAGAAGAAAGCTGATTATGCAACGATGGAGCTACTGATTGGTGAATGTCTGGAGCAATCCCGGCATAGCACCAGTGAGAACAAGGCTTTATTTCGAGCCATCAAGCGGTGTATCAAGGCAGGCGACGAGTCTGAGACCTTGGGTTATTCAAAGGTATTGATTTCCAAAATCGGTCTAGCTCTTGCTGAACAGCATGAGGGCATGGATCAAATCACAGAGGAAGGCATGGATGATGAGGAAGATTGAACCGAGTTTGAATGACCAGCTTAAGTACACGCGCTTTGTGCGTGGAATTGAAAAGCTGGATTACAAGGAATTGAAGGAGGTGACATTGGAGTTAGCCCGTTTAGCGTTGTTGACGCAACCAGCGGCACTCCGATGGGCAGCAAACGAAGCGGCTGAGAATCTGGGAGGTCGATAATGGATCGACCCGAAGACCTAAATGAGAGGCAGATTCTGGCAGCACAGGCCTTAGCGAGTGGATGTTCGTGGCGTGATACAGCCCGAAGAGCGAAGTGCTCAGTAGAAGCGATCAGGGGGTGGAGAAAGCAACCTGCGTTCAACGATGCAGTTTGGAAATATCAACAGGAAATTTTCCAGCAAACATTCGGGGTTGTATCGGCTGCATTACCTGCAGCGATCATGAAACTACGCGAAATTGTGGAGGATGACGATCCAGACATCAATGCGTCTGTCAAAGTCCAGGCAATCAAGATATTGATTGATGCTTCTCAGAAGCAGTATGAGACCAGAACCATTGAACGTCGTATCGAGCAACTAGAGAGCTATGCAAGGGCGACTGTCGTCGAGACTGAATCAGTTAGAGAGATTCCACCGGGAGAGACAGGAGGCTGAGGAGCTTCGTAAGAAGTTCAGCACTGCGGAGGGATTTGTCCCAGATTTCCCGACTGCGGATAAGTGGGATAAGTTTGCGCCATTAACGTGGATCAAGTCTGGCGGAACAGTCAAGCCATTCAAGCCGTTCAAGATTCAGAAAGAGCTTGTTAAATCTATTTGCGACCGTCAATATACGATCATTTTGAAATCAAGACAGGTCGGTGCATCGGAGACTGTCTGTAGTTATTTATTGTGCCGAGCCTTGACGGAGCCTGGATTTTCGGCGGTTGTCTTCAGTAAAACTGCGACTGACTCCGGCTCTTTAGGTAAACGGATTAGAGCCCAGGCAGCGAGTATTGCAAATACGAGCATTGAGTTCACGACAGAATCAAATAGTGAGCTTGCATTTCGTGGTCTTGGAACGCTTTACTTCTTGCCTGCTACACCTAGGGCGGCGCGTGGAATACCAAGTGTTTCAGTTGTTGTGTTGGATGAGGCCGCTTTTTTGGATGGAGTCGAAGCCATCTATACAGCGGTCCAACCAACGATGGCGACCCTAGGCGATCAAGGCAAACTAATCATGATGAGTACGCCCAATGGTTTGGGTAATATGTTTGCTAATTTATGGCACTCCGTTGGAGAGGATTGGAATAGATTCCGAATTCACTATAGTGATATACCGATCTATAATAAAGACCCGAAATGGGCGGAGAAAACAAAAGCTAAGTCAAAGCTTAGTGATCGGGCTTGGAAACAGGAATATGAGCTTGACTTTGTAGCTTCAGAGGCTCAAATTTACGATCCTGAGATGATTGCGCTGGCTTGCAACGGCGAGTGTATTGAGACTGGTTTTGTAGGGCGTGAGTACATCATGGCTATTGACCCCGCGGCGGGAGGACAGGATTACTGGTGTTCGATCATTTTGGATGCGACGGCCCCTCCTTACCGTGTGGTGAACGTATTCCGTGAGCGTCATAAGTCCAGCGACCACTGTATTAAGGCGATCATTGAACAGGCTGAGAATTTCATGCCTTCTAAGGTGATCGTGGAAAAGAACGGTGTAGGCGCGATTGTTTCGGAGGTGCTGTCGAAAAAACTCGCCCGTTACATGGTCGAGCCGTATAACACCAACCGACCTAACAAAATAAGTAATACAGACCGTGTGGCGTATTTGTTGGAGAGGGAGGAACTGTTGCTTCCTTATGAGCCTTTTCATCAGGAGTTGCTGATGTTTCAGCAGAAGGAGAACGGCGACAGATCAGCTGGGGAGGGCAGTCATGATGACTCGGTGATGGCCCTGGCGCTTGCAGTGCAGGCATGCGCTACAACTCCTACAGCTGATTGGCTCGATTTAGTCTGATGGAATTCGTCGAATCCGTTGAAAAGCGCAAAGCCCGCTTTGAGCACATGCAACAGTCCATGGAGGACATCGTTTCGGAATACTCCGACGAGAAGCACGGCATGATTGTTCTGCAGCAGCACTTACTCAAATCTGCAAAGAATCTGCATCAGTGGCACGACGAAAAAGCCAGAGATCTAGCCAACTTCATCGCTAATCTGGAGTTATCGAGTTAGAACGTAAACATTGGCCGAAACTCCTCAAAGTTCAGGTGGTGATTTTGATGTCACCCGACTGGACGGCGTTTTAACGAATGCGATTACTGGTCTGGGGACGAAGCGTGACAAGAGCGCTTACTACAACATTCGTTCTCAGGCTCATTTATCGGAGGAGCAGCTAGAGGCGCTGTATTACGATCCTTTATGTCGGCGTGTTGTCGATATTTTCGCTGAGGCGGCAATATCCAAACCCCCCACGATCAAGTTTGCTGAGGAGCTGGAGGGGCATGACGATATTATCCGTAAATTTGAGAAATACTTAGATGATTCTGAGTTCTTTCATTATCTAGAGGAGGTACTTAAGCTACAGCGCATTTATGGTGGCGCTGCTTTATTCCTAGTCTGTGATGACGGGATGGATGTCCAGCAACCGTTGGATCCAACCCGCGTCCGCGAAATTACAGATATTGTCCCGCTATCAAAACGTGAGATTAAGCCGCACGACTACAACTATCTGAACTACAGAAATCCTGAGCTGTATCGGATTTCTACATCGAAGTCAGTTCATAATCATAACGACCTGCAGTTCATGCTGGTCCATAGCAGTCGTGTTTTGCGGTTTGACGGGCTGTATTTGCCGTGGAAGCAGCGACTCAATAACGACGGGTGGGGTCTTTCATTTTTGCAACCGTTCTTTGAGCCGTACAAGCGTTATCGGGGAGCTTGTGATGGGCTTTCAACGATGTTGAACGAGATGGATTTGTTCGTCCATAAGATCCCTGGGCTTGCCAATAAGATTGCAGCAGGCAAAGAAGCCGCGTTGAAACAGAGGCTTGAAGCCAACGCACTTAGTCGAGGTGTGTATGGAGGTATGGCCTTGGATACGGAGGAGGAGGTGTCTTTTGCAGCGCGAAGTCTCGGAGGAGCGCAGGACATCTTCGACCGTCTGTTGGACGACCTAGTTGCGGCAGCGGATATGCCGAAGCCACTGCTATTCGGAACCAGTCCAGCCGGTGGATTGAGTGAAAGCGGAAAGTACGAAGACAAGGTGTGGGCTTCAACGGTGGAGAGGTATCAAATCCACAGCATGAAGCGAGCGCTTACCCGTTACTTCTCTCTGGTGTTCCAGATGAAGAGCGGACCAACAGGAGGTCAATTACCCGGTGAATGGACCGTTTATTTCCCGCCGTACTTTGCTCTTTCTGATGGTGATAGGGCCAATCTGCGGCAACAGGTTGCGTTGACTGATCAGATCTATATGAATGCAGGGGTATTAACCCCAATGGAGATCCGCGCCAGCCGGTTCGGAGGTACTGAGTACAGCATCGATACGGTCCTACACCAAGAGGAAGAGGACCGTCTGATTGCTAGGCGTGAGTTACAGCACGAAGCAGCCTTACAGGGCTTTGAAGGGCAACGTGAGCGGCTTGCCAATGGCAGTGGTGATCCTGTGAAGGAAGAGACGGACTTTGAACCAACCGGTTTCAACGCCGATGGTGAGTTCCTTCAGATGAATGGTTTAACGATGGCTGCGGGTGTTTCAAATGGCATCTACAGGGTTGGCGAGGTTTTGCACCCTGATGGCCAACGAAACGATGAAGAACCGGTGGTGTTGATCGGGCGACGTCTTGAGGACCCGAAGATCTACAGGGGTTATTTGAAGCGTGAGGACGAGACGATTGAGCCCGGGCCTCTTCTGATGGGTTTCTACTCGTCTCGGTCTGCTAGCCGCGCCCTAAAGGATTTCGCCCATGCGGATAAGGTCAGTGGGTTGGAGCGTATTGATTCCGCAGATATTGAGCATCTAAAGGACACCTATGAATATGATGTCGAGATTGAGTATGCGGGCCATACATTCCCTGGGTACAACCGACCCATCCGTACCCCTAAGCACCCTGAAAAAAGTCATGCAGTGCTGGCTAAGGAGGGGGATCAAGTAAAGCTGATTCGCTTTGGTCAGCAGGGTGTGAAAGGCAGTCCACCGAGGGAGGGTGAATCGGAGGCTGATCGTAGGCGGAGGGCTTCATTCAAAGCCCGGCATGCGAAGAACATTGCTAAAGGCAAGATGAGTGCAGCTTATTGGGCAGCCCGTGAGAAGTGGTGATGGAGGAATTTTTAGAAGAATATAATGAGGAGTTGCGTGACCGCGAGGATGAGATCATTGCGGCAATCGTTGCGGCACTGAGTTTATCTTTCAATCGTCTTCTTCAGCGTATTTACGATCAGTCACAAAGCGGTCAATTTCTGAATTTATCGATAGAGGCCGAGATTCGGGATTTAATTGAACCTTTGAATCCTGACCAGTCTGATGATTACCTGGAGCTTTTTGAGGATTTGCTTCGTGACTCGACAGCACAAGGTCTGGATTCAGCAGCAAAGCTAGTAGAACCTGTAGTTGATTCGCCTGTCTCCGTATCGATACAAGCTGCAGCAGTTGCAGCAGCAGCGATACGAGCAAGAGGCTACCTAGAGCGGCATGGGCGGACATTGGCATCGGAAGTTGCTGGTAGTATCTCTCAAGGCTTAGTGACCCCGACTTCAGTCGCTGAGATGAAGCGGGCATTCAATTCACGACTAAATGTCGTTAAGTCAAGAGCGGCGGTCATTGTAAGGACTGAGTCATTCCGTTCATTTAACGAGGCTAGCCGAGCGTATTTTTCTCAGAACGGTATTAAGCTCGTTATTTACTATGCGACTGTGGATGATAGGACTTGTCCTTATTGTGCGGCACAAGCGGGTCGTGTATTTAAGGTAAATGCTATTCGAGTGCCGCGACATCCGAACTGCCGGTGTATTTTGGTTCCTTATTTATCTAACGAATTTGGACGGAATCGTGAGTATGACGCATTCCGCAGAAGTCACCGTAATGCGGTTCATCGCTATGCTAGATCCAGGGGCATCGAATTAGATGATGGCCCTGCTTACTTTGAGCAATCTCAGCCCCTCCCAGTAAGGAAAGATGCAACAAACTAATTCCGATATGCACGGTTATATGTATAAGACCGAAGACGACGCTAAGAAAGCTGCCGTACAGCTGGGTCTCAAAGATGTTCATACCCATAAAGGGGAGGACGGCAGTCTTATCTACATGCCAGGCGCTACTCATGACGAATTCATGAAAGCCGTCGAGGCTAAGGGTGATGGCCATAAGAAGAAGAAAACCCGTTATCAGTCAGCCCGTGACGCGATGTATAAGAAGCGTCTGAAGGATATGGGGCGCTACAAGTATTCCTCTGCTGATAGCGAGGATGTAGAGGAGGTTGCTGTTGCAGCTGAGGAAGCAGAGCCAGCTGAGGTCCCAGCAGTAAAGAGTCCTTATGCGGCAGGTTTCGACAGCACCGACACGATGGTGGGTCGTTTGTTTGATGATGTGCTGTGAGTAAGTTCCGTGACAAGGCTTTGCATAGCAAGGCAGTTGCGGCAGCAAAGCGCAAATTCAAGGTGTGGCCGAGCGCTTATGCTTCCGGCTATGTTGTCCAGCAATACAAGCGACTGTATAAGGAAAAGCACGGATCACTAGCCGGTGCCTTCCGTGATGACGATCTAGGCAAGTGGTTTAAGGTAGAGTGGGTTCGTATAGGTTCTACGGGCAAGATCGCGGGACCATGCGGCGGCCGTTCATCCAAGGAAGGCAAGCCAAAGTGTTTACCGAAAGCGCGAGCGCAAGCGTTGACTGCAGCCCAGCGAAAGCGTCTTGTAGCTCGTAAGCGTAGTAAGGATCCTAATCCAAACCGACGTGGAAAAGCGATTATGACTAGCAGTAAGACTTCTAAGGACGTGGAAAAGCTGACACGGATGCTTAAGAAAAAGCCGGGTCAAAATGCAAAGATTCGGGAGCGATTGGCCAAGCTGATGGACAGCTATAAGCGCCGAAACGGCAACTGAACTTCTGCGTTACAACGGAGCAGCAAGCACGGATTTAGTGTCAGCACTGGATTCTAATTTCACGGGAGCGCGTGGTGAGCAGATGTTTGCTGACCATTTTATCTCTGAAAGAAAATTCATTGCTCGCCCAGTCCATGATCTCTGGGGCTCTGACTACTGTGTGGAATGGGGCGGCGAGCTGCATAAGGTCAATGTGAAGACAATGTCTCGCCGTAAACAGGCCCCGGATTACTACATCGTTGGTCTTCATAAAAGTAATCAATGTTCAGGTATTCGGGTTTACACGGAAGATCAGATCACCTACTTCGGTGTGGTTAATCTTGACGAATCACGGATATGGATGATTCCACTATCAAGTGTGCGCGGCCGTAAGGGTATCGGATATAAAGGAATTGGATTTCAGCGTCGGCAAAAGGTCCGAAGTGACGCTTTTGACTGGGAGCGTTACCGCATCAAATAGCTGATATTCGTCGAATAAGTAGTTATCACATAAAATTAGTTAGTATCAAAGTATGGGACAAGTTTCTCGCTACGATTATGGTCAGTTGACCAAGTCGGAAACAACCGACGAAGGTTATCTGCGTGTTTGGTGTAAGGCTGCCCGAGTGGGCACCCAACTTTATACCCGAGGAGATGGTTCACAAGTTCGTGAATATCGCCCTGAGGACGAAGTAGCCAACCCCGAGTCACTAGCTTCATTCGGGATGAAAGCTGTAACTTTGGGTCATCCCAAAGTTCTTCTGGATACCGAAACCACGAAGTTACATCAGGTCGGGCATGCGGGTTCACACATCCGCTATTCCGATGGATTTGTAGAAGTTGCCCTTCTTATCACAGATCAGAAGGCGATTGAGGCGATCCAACGCGGAGATGCTCAGGAAGTAAGCGCGGGTTACCGCGTCGATTACGACCCTACCCCTGGTATTAGTCCCACAGGCGAATCATACGACGGCGTCCAACGAAACATTCGCATTAACCATATTGCGCTTGTGGAGAAAGGACGTGCCGGTCGAAATGTCCGTCTACTTCTCGATTCATGTGACCGTCTCGACGCGGTCGCTGATTTTGAACTCCCGTCGAATTCGCCCGTTATTTCCATGGCACGAATTACTCTCGACGGTTTGGATCTCGAAATCCCTGCAGACGCTGCTGGTGCTGTCCAATCCTTCGTGAAGGATACGGAGCGTGCCAAGGCGGACCTCCAGCAAAAACTGGATGCAAAGGATGAAGCTATCCAAACTGCAATTACTGAAAAGTCCGAAGCTCAGGACCGCATCGATGCGGCTAATGAGCGCATTAACGAGCTTGAAAAGCAACTGGCCGAAGCCGTTGCAGCTAATGAGCAACGCGACGATTCTGCTGACATTAAGGAAGCAGTCAATCAGCGCCTTGAAGCTCTGCAAAAATTCGCCCCTATTCTGCCCGAAGACTACAAGTTCGACGGTGAGGACGAAGCGCAACTAATGGCGCT